TAGCGGACTAGCTACTGGACTTAATCAACTTGCTTACTACTGGTTATTAACTGCTCCAGCTTCAGCCGCTACACAGATGGCATCTATTCCTATTATGGTTATGCCTTCACTCAATCAAGAGTATGGCTATGGAAAAGCGTCATTAAAACTAGCTAAGTACATGAACATTTGGAAGTCTATAGGCGTTACTAAGTTAGACCCTAATGGCGACGTTGTATATACAGCGCCTTCTATTGGTAACTCTAAAGTAGTTACAAGCAGCCCAATATTGCAAAGAGCTTTTGAAGAGTTTGTAGACCGCGGAGTAACTACACTTACTAATACTTCAGTACTTACAAATAGAAATAGAACCCCTGAAAACGCATACGACAACATCCCCGGCGTAGCATTTAGAACACTAACCACTACTATGTCTGCGTTATTTAACGGCGCAGAGCGTATAAGCCGTGAGATGTCAGCGATGATGACGTTTGAGCTGGAATATGCCAAGACCAAAGACTTTGAAAAGTCTGTAGACAAAGCAGTTGCAACCACACAAGAATTGTTAGGTCGTTACGATAACTTTAACCGCCCACGTATTTTGCGCAACTTTGCTGGTAAGACAATTGGTCAGTTTAAGATGTATGCAGTTAACGTTACTTCTTTCTTTGTACGTAATGCTTACAATGCATTTAATGTAACTAACCCTAAAGACATGCTTCCTGCTATAGAGCGCTTGACTGGCACTTTGGTAATGGGCGGTTTATTCCACGGCTTAGTTGGTATGCCTTTATATAGCGTTATCTGCTCAACCATTGATGCAGTTATGAATAATCTTGGTGACGAGGAAGAGCGCAAGAGACGCCGTGCTAAGAATCCATTGACTTCCGATAACTCTAATTTGCGTTTCCGTTATGAGTATTTACCACAACACTTTGGAAACATACAAATTACTGGGCTTGATGGCATGAAGCACGGATTAAATGAGTTACTTGAAAAAGGCCCGATATCTGCATTGACTGATATGAACATTGGTTCACGTACTTCTTTTGATGGTTTATGGTTCCGTGATGCTAAGCAAGGTAAGACTAACCTTGAGACTTTCCAAAACATTGTTCTAGCTAACTTAGGACCCGGTGCTTCTGTAGGATTTAATGCCGTGGGTGCAATGGATGACTTTAATAATGGTCAAATTCAAAGGGGCCTTGAGAAACTTGTTCCTGCTTTCTTTAAAGGGCCAATAGTTGCTGAACGTCTGGGTACTGAAGGTGCTGAAACTAAGCAAGGTAATCAAATGCTTAAGCCTGAAGAAATTAGTACTAGCACATTAATAGGTCAAGCATTAGGATTCCAACCTACTAAGCTATCTCGTTTACAAGAAGAAGGCTTTGCAATCCAAAAAGAATTGGCTGAAGCACGCAATACACGCACAGAGATTTTACGTAACTTAGACAGAACGCTGTTAGATAAAGATTCTAGCAAAGAAGAAATTCAAAAGTTATTTAATCGAATTGGTCAATACAACAAGCGTTATCCAATGGAAGAGTTTGTAATTGACGGTGACACAATTGAATCTTCTGTTAATACCGCAATTGAAAATAAAGGCATTACCTTCCGTGGTCAACAGATTAAAGAAAAACTATTGCCTTATTTGATTCCATTACGTAAAGCTGCTGCTCCTGCTCCACAATAAAAAACCCCCACGTTTTAAGTGGGGGCAAAAGGAAGAATACTTCCAAGGAAAAGCAGAATGAGCTTCTGCTCGTCCAGTATAGCTTAGACTCTCCAAACTCGTAAACCCCTAACACCTTCCTCAATAACAACTTTGGTTAAGACGCTTAGTTTCAGACGTTTAGAAACCTGAGCTATATCCTTCCTAGCTTGCATGCAATTTAAACATGGTACGAAAAAAGAATAACCCGGCTTAAAGTTCTTCCAGTTAATGTTGTAACTAAGTCTCTCTACTCGCATTTTCTATCTCCGGTGCTATCAATCCATCCATATCCACAAAACCTGTAGAGCAATCAAACATTAAGGCATTTACTGCAGGTGAGGTAATCTTCATCCCTTTAGACATACGCTTGTTCATATTGCCCGTATAAAAACCTTTATCCATCAACTGCTTGAGGGTGTCCTTATAGTTAATCTGGCGCTCTACACAATCAGACTTAAACTCCCGTGTTACAAAATACATAACCTTTGTATCGGGTTCGTAACGGATAAGCAGTTCGCCCCTAGGCTCTAAAGTAGGCAGTGGTGCGCTCGTAGACCTACTATCCACGTTAGCCTTAACCACAAGGATATTCTGCATGTGGCGGTTGATATAGTCTCCAATAACACTATTTACGTCATCCAAAGGCGGTTTAATTTCTTCCCGCATGCCCTGTATCGTGGTGCAAACCCAGTCATAAATAGACTTCATATCAAAGTTTATAAGCCCAAGGCGCTTAGCTAGGAGTCCACCAGCAATATTACATGCCGCTACAGCCGACCAAAAGCGCTCAGGAGGCGTTAATCTTAACTGCTGGTCTATCTTAGACTGGACGTTTAAAACGGTCTGTACAGCCTCTTCTAGGCAATTTACAAGCTCTTGGAGGTATATATCCCCCGCATGCCCGTAGTTCTCCTTTAACTGCCTATCAAACATACGCTTACCCTGCTCTGTAGAGATTACGTCTGTAGGCCCTATGGTGTACTCAAATAAGCGTAGCATTTCCGCATTAGCCCCAGACTTGGCGCTGGCTAACTTCTCATAGAAACTGGCGTTTGCACTGGCTAAAGACATAGTCTGCCAAGTAGTATCGTTTTCACGTAGCTCGTTGGTTGCGCCTTTCATGCGGTCCTTAGCTCTACCTTGTGACATACCATAAGCTAAGTCTGAGAAGTCCATCGGGGTAATATTAGTAATCTCATCAATGGTATATGGCAAGTTATTCAGTGTGCCCAAGCGTTGCATCTTGGCGTTGTTTGTATCTTTCCAAATGGAGCACAATGCTTCGGGGTCGCCGTACACGCTATTGCACATGTATAGCGTAGTTGATTTGCCCGTACCACCAGACTTATAGATGACGTTAATGATGGCGCCTTTTAAACCCGTAAACTTAAATAGCGGTGCTCCAAACGCAGTAAGCGCAGCAAACGCATGAGGTTCAAGACCTTTTTGTCCATATAAATCAAAGACTTCTTTCCATTTTTCTAGCGTACCAATAGGCACCATATGGTGTGAAAGTGATTTTGTTGCTACTGAAGGTGGGCTACCGTACACGCCATCCTTACTAATCTCACGGTCTCCAATAATAAACTTACTGTTCTTTTCGGCCCAGCCGAATTGTGTTCTCATAATCTCTGCTTTCCTTTTGTACTGTAGATTCTTAACGTACGTTAAAACGTACGATGCCAAATGATTCATTTGTGAAGGAGTACCAGCTACACCGTTCGTAGCTAGCACTTTGCGTAGCTCTTCTTTAACTGCAATAACTGCTAAAGGAACTACAAACTGTTTTACGCCGTCATGTGGTAGATGCAATTTAAGCAATGCAACCTCACCAGCGTTAGGGTCGTGCATACGTTTGACCACGTATAAATCATGTTCGTATACACAAATAGGTTCAGCTTCATCTTTACCGGGCGGCAAATAGATACCGCCGTTAGCACCACGCATATATGGTTTAGGGTAAGCGGGTATCTTTTCTAGTTCTATTTCTTCTTGGATTTCTTCAGAAACAGTTTCACTAGCCTCAACAACTTCTCTACCTAGCTGAATAGGACTTTTAATTCTTCCCTGCCACTTACAACCTTCACAGCCACCGGGGTTATGCTTTTCAAATACAGCACAACTATGTGGACCTGATTTGCCATCCTTCTGCTGATTGGCTTTTTGTTCGGTTTTAGCTGGGTCGTAATCAGGATGCTTTTCAGACATCTTGTGAATGGCTGATGCTCTATCTACGCAATGGTGTGCTATGGTTAGCGAAGACCACCATAAAGGCTCCGGAATTTCGTCTTGGTGTGCAAAGGCATAGTTCAACTGCTGGCAACCATCCTCACCACGAATCATTATGTTTTTAAATTTTGAAATTTTATTGCCGAGCAAAGCCGTGGTTAGCTCGTTTAATTCGTTTGTTGAGCTAGGCGCTAAAGAAAAAGATGATAGTTCTTTGACTCCTAGAATGTTTTTAAACTTTTCAAAGTCAATTGATTCGCCGCCAGACAGTAGTTCTACTGCCAAGGGTGGGTCTTCTTTAAAATTAAAAGTGCCGGGTATGCGCAGTATGCGAGCAGCTTCAAACACCGCTCCATCGACACGCAGTTTATGCGTCTTGCAAAGTTGATGTAATCGTTCGACTACAGGTTCCCATTCATCTCTAGTGACGGGATTAGTAAGGGGCCAATAGACATGAAGCCCTCTTCCAGAATTAACAATTATCGGTTTAGGTAAGCCAACTATTTTACAGAACCGTTCTAGTTCTTCTAACCCAGTTTCTTGGTCTACATAACCGTGACCTTTTTTATCTTTGTCTGCGCCGCAATCAATATCAAACCAGAAAGACTTAAGAGCTAGTACGTTATCCTTAACCCTACCATCTGTTCCAGATTTATATTTAGCGCAACCGAAGAACACATTGCGACCACCCAATACAAACTCTTGGGATAGCTTGTCTAATTCTTCTCTGGTCTGCACCAGTCTTTGCATGACGTTCTTACCCTTAATCCCTACTACAGCAAACCAACCTTCTGCTGGCAGTACGGTATCTAAAAGGTCAATCGTCGTCATCTATATCTTTCAAAGACGGGGAATCGGAGGGGGAGTGGCCCCCTCTCAAATTACACCCAAATATTATTTAAAACTACTAAGCAACTTATTTATTGCATCTTCATGTTTTGCTTGTGGCTCGTGTGCTCCAACGAACCAATTATAAATTGTCATGCGGCTAACCCCAAGACGAGCAGCAACCGCAGCAACTTCAACACCCCGTGCAATACATAGTCTGCCCAAGATAACGCCCAAGTTAGACTTTTTAGCCTTCTTGTTTAACTGGACGATTCTTGAACTATACCCGTAGCTCATTACTAAGCATCACTCCAAGCGTTAATAACGTCCGCTAAATTCTTCTTACCCTCAGGAGCAACCTCAGGCTTTTTAGTTACACGTTTAACTGGCTCAGCAATCTCATCATCAGGTTCCATCTGAGTTTTAAGTTTTGGCTTTGCAGTTTCCAACTTAGGAGCAGACTTCTTAACACCATCAGTTTGAGCGACAGTCATTGTAATCGCATTCTTAGCTTCTAAAGAATCACCAGCAACAGATGCTAATTCCCATTCGCTTTCATTGATATGACGTACTGGAGAGAATAATAACTTAGGAGTATCGCTATCAGTATCAAGACTAATCTGCGTTACAACTTGGTTAATATTTCGTCCGTTACCAGCAATGTATTTAATGTAGCTTTCAAACGGATGCACGTTACCTTCACCTTTACCGAAGATAGAAGTAGCTGGAAGGGTTAACTGATATACGTCACCAGTTGTATCGCCTTCTAAAAGAACTGCAACACGACGTGTGTAACGACAAGCACGGCTATTACCTTGACCTGAACCAGCAATATTCTGTGGGCAAGTTGTACAAGTTGCACCTTGTTTATCTTCTACTGACGCATCAGGGGCATTACCGTTGCTTGACCAGCAAGATGGCGGTACGATTTCATTAGGGTTGTAAGCGCCTGAGTAAAAAATACGGGATACGCTTTTAGCAGCGTTAACGATAATTACATTTAGTTCACGGCCCGTAATCTTACCTACTTCTTCACCGCCTACTACTTTGCGGAATACACCGCCACGGATTGAAATACGTTTACTGCTACTTGCTGTATTACCAGCAAGAGATTTGGTTAAATCATTAAGACCACCAGCACGTAAAAAATCAGGTACATCTTGTTTAAATACTGAAATATTGCTCATTTACTTCTCCTTTTAAATTTAACTTCTACGAACTACTACGGTATATTTACTATCCACTAAGGTCCCCGGTGGCATCAGGTCTGGGTTGTCCTCAAGGAATTGGCGCATATTGGTTTGATGCAAACGTTGTTCTAACAGACCGTAAGCATCGTTCTCCTTTATGAACTTATACATTGAGTCCCAATCATTCGTCCAATACCGTGTAGATATCTTACGAATTATGGTTCCAGAGTCAGTGCGTATACTGGTTGCATTTTGCTCCTTGCATAGCTCTAACAATTTGTCGGCGACCATATCAAGTTGTTCTTGATACTTAGCCAATTCTTCCTTAAGTTCG